ATGATTTGACCGGCGTCATTCCTGATTTCATTGCGCTGGCTGAGAGTGCGATCAACCGTGATCTGCGTCATTACAAGATGATTGAGCGCGCTGATGCAACGCTTGACAGCCGCTACACTCAGTTGCCAGCAGATTGGCTTGAGACTGTGCGCTTCAGCATTACCTCGGGCGACACATATCGTATTGAATTGATTTCCCGCGATGATATGCTCGAGTACCGCGAGAAGACGCTGAACGCATCCGGCCGGCCACGGTTCTACTCAAACATTGGCGACACGATTGAAGTCTTCCCAACGCCGGATGGTGAATACACCATGCAGCTTCAGTACTATAAGTCCATTCCAGCCTTGAGCGACAGCAACACTGCGAACTGGTTGCTGCGTGATGCTCCTGACGTTTATCTGTACGGCGCTCTGTTGCACTCAGCACCATACTTGCAGGATGACCCACGAGCGCAGACTTGGGCCCTGCTTTACGCAGCCGCCTTGCAATCGTTGCAGGTATCGTCTGATCGCACACGCTTTGCCGGGTCTGGGCTGAGAATGCGCATCACTAGCTATTAAAGCGATGATGGTGTATATTCGCCATCAGATATATCTAATCGGAGAGACATCATGTCTTTGACAAACGCATTCGAGACAAGCACGCTTTCGTACCTATTGACGACAGGCACCGTGACTCGGCCAACGGCATGGTATGTCGCTCTTTTCACATCCGATCCAACTGACACTGGCGCGGCTGGCACTGAGGTGTCTGGCTTCAGTTATGCTCGCGTTGCAGTTACCTTCTCGGTAACGGATAATGTGGCATCCAACACTGCTGGCGTTGAATTCCCAGCGGCAACTGGTGGCGCTTGGGGCACTGTGAGCCATATCGGCATCATGGATGCGTCAACTGGTGGTAACATGATTATTCACTCGGCTCTGACAGCGTCAAAGGCAATCGCTGATGGTGATGTGTTCCGCATCCCAACTGGCGATCTTGATGTGACGCTAGACTAATGGCATTGCGCACCGGATATGGAACTGGAATATTTACGGCGGGCAAGTACGGCCTGCCGCAAGTGTATGAGGGGGCGGTATCTGCAAGCATTTCTTCCAGCGTTGCTGTTAGCGCTCAAAGAATCCATGTCGGTAGCGCAACTGCGAACATCTCAGCTTCAGCGGCAACATCTGCAACTCGAGTGCAAAATGTCATTATTGCGGATAATGTTTCAACCTCTGTAGCTGTGGCTGGATATACGACGATTGTCGGGGCATCTACGGCAACACTTACAACAACCACGGCGCTATACTGGAATCGCATCAGGCCATTCTCTGCAAGCGACAGCGCAAGCGTTGGAACGTCGGTGAATTCGCGGTATAAGTGGATTAACGCGCAAGATCCGACGACCAGCTGGACACAGGCAGATTATTTGGAAAGGGCCGCATAATGGCTGACACAAACACAACGAACTACAGCTTTGTTAAGCCAGAAATCGGCGCTTCTGAGGACACTTGGGGCACAAAGCTAAATGCCAATTGGGACAGTTTGGATACGCTGCTTGGCGGTGTTACCAATGTTGAACTTGCTATTCTTGATGGCGCAACAGTTACGACAGCAGAACTGAACCTGCTTGATGGTGTCACGGCTACGACAGCCGAATTAAATTATCTTGATGTAGCAACGATTGGAACCTCTGAGGCCAGCAAGGTTGTCACCGCCGATGCCAATGGTGATGTGTTGCTTTCTCAGGAACTGACTGCAATTAGCTACAACGAGACCTTCGTAGCAGTCACATCTACAGCCAATGCTGCAACGATCAACTGCGAAGCTGGCAATAGCTTCAGCCACACGCTGACAGAGAACACCACGTTCACATTCTCCAACCCACCTGCCACTGGCACATCCTATGGCTTCACGCTCAAGATTGTTCAGGATGCTGGTGCCTCTGGATTCACAGTCACATGGCCTACTTCGGTTGATTATGCTGGGGCTACAGCACCCACACTGACTGCCACAGCATCTGCTGTTGATGTGCTGGTGTTCTACACGCATGATGGCGGGACAACGTGGTATGGCTTCGTGGCAGGGGCGGCAATGGCATGAGTGGCATTTCTAAAAAGATGTTGCAGGCGGCTGCTGGTTCTGCTGGTGGTGGCGCTGGAGACCCATACTATAGCCGTGTGGATGTTACAGGAACAAGTGATTATTCTCGTTATTACTACAATGTGGGGACGGCCATCAGCGATGATGGTTACGTGGCGAGAGTTTATGCTGGATGGGCGGGCGGGGGGAGTCCATACAGTGCTGTTGTCCATGTGTTCGACGCACAGGGTAACGAAACATTTTGGAAACATGACGGCTTTGACTCTCGGTACGATGCAACTCAGCCTCATGACGTAGCTATTGATGACGCATATGTATATGTTGTCCACGGTTATTATGAATACCCAATAACAACGGTGAAAGATCGTGTCTACATGACATGTTTTGACCGTGATACTGGGGCAATTCAGTGGATACGCCGTTATGCGGATATGAGGCCAGTTACTAATAATTGTGTCGGCCACAGACTTATAAACGGAGCAAGTGGCGAGCTTATTATGTGTGGAAAGTTCGCCACATCTGGAGGAGCGACCTCTGGAGGCTATATTGCCCGAATTAGCAAGACGGACGGCAGTATCGTTGCTTCAAAGCGTACAGGTGATGGTTTGGCTGCTCCTGCTGCGTGCGCTGGTATTGGATACGATGCAGACACAGGAAATATATTCTTTGGTCTTGGCTACGGGCTGTGGTCTGTAAATTATGCGCTCACAAGCATCAACGACATTAAACAAGGAGTAGCCGATAATATTGGCTTTGCAATGGGGCCGAATCTCACAGCATTCATAGACGGTCAGCTCAACAAACTATGGGTAATGAATAAAAGTTTCACACTGCAATGGGGCATTACGCCGGGCAGCGGAACTAATCTTATGGATGTCATGATTGACGCTGACGATAATGTTTATTTATCCAGATCAGATGGACAGTATGTTGATAAGTACAATTCCGCTGGAGTACATCAGTGGACAAGATACTGGTCTGGTTTCGGCTCTGCCGACAGTTCTAGTGCGGTCGCTACGAGAGAAAATGCTGGTTTTATTGTTCGAGGACGTCCAAATGGGGACGCTGTGAATCAGGGTGTTGTAAAATACCCTACAGACGGAACTGGCACCGGAACGTATGGTGACCTTGAATACTTAGCGGGATCAAATCCCTCATGGCCGACGCACACAGATCAGCCGAGTACCCTCTCCGGAACCCTATCCAGTAACATCGGAGCGTCTACGGATGATATCGCAGCAACTTGGGTCGACCAAAGCGGGACGTTCACCAGAACTGTTTACACCATCTCGTAAGGCTAAGGAGGCCACAAATGTTCGTAAAAGCTACAAACGGCACCGTAGACACATTCCCATATAACATTGGGCAACTACGCCGTGATAACCCAAACACCAGCTTCCCCCGTGTGGTTCCAGAAGCCACAATGGCAGCATACAACATGTTTCCAGTCGGGCGTGATGTCGACCCTACCTTTGACCCGCTGACGCAGAAGGTTGAGGTTGCTGCTGCACCAGTTTTGACGAACGGCAAGTGGATGTTGCCCAAGACTGTCGTTGCACTCACTGCTACAGAGATCGCAGACACTACTGCTGCCAAGGCTCAGGGTGTTCGCAGCCAGCGTGACAAGCTAATCGCAGACACTGACTGGATGGCACTGAGCGACAGCACACTGACCCCAGCGTGGGCTGCATATCGTCAGGCATTGCGTGATGTAACGGCTCAAGCTGGGTTCCCGCACACTGTAGATTGGCCCGTTAAGCCATAAGAAAGGGCGAAAAAATGCCCCTTATCCCGCTTAATATCCCAGCTGGACAATATCGCAACGGCACTGAGTATCAGTCTCAAGGCCGCTGGCGTGATGGCAATCTAATTCGGTGGCATGAAGGCGCTCTCCGTCCAATTGGCGGATGGCGTCAACGTGGAACTGTTGATCTTACTGGAATTGCGCGCACAATGGTTGCGTGGGAGGACAACAGCAACAACCGGCGCGTCGCATTCGGCACGCATGACAAACTATACTCGATGACGGCTGGAAATGCAGTCAGCGATATTACCCCGGTTGGGTTTGTAACTGGCCGTGTCGATGCAACATCATTCACTGGCTTTAGCGGCGGAACATTCGGCACAGGTTTGTACGGCCTACCATCTCAGGACACTGGAAGCATTCTTAGGGCTACAACGTGGAGCCTAGAGAATTGGGGCGAATACTTGCTGGGCTGTACTGCTGACGACGGCAAGATTTATGAGTGGCAACTTGATAGCGGTACGCCTGCTGCTGTTCTATCAAACGCGCCAACAAGCTGCTCAAGCATGATGGTGACTGAGGAGCGCTTTGTCTTTGCATTCGGGGCAAGTGGAAATCCGCGCACCGTCGCTTGGTCTGATCGAGAAGACAATAACACATGGACGCCAGCTGCCACCAACGAGGCAGGTGACATTCAGATCCAGACCAATGGCGTGATCCTCAAGGGTCTGCGTACACGCGGGCAAGCATTGATCCTGACAGATCAAGATGCTCACAGCGCTACATATCAGGGCCCGCCATTCGTCTATGGATTTGAGCGAGTCGGTACATCATGCGGATTGATTGCAGCTAATGCCGCGGCATCAATTGATACTGGCGTAATTTGGATGGGCCAGAGGTCGTTCTTCTCATATTCCGGTGGCGCTGTGCAGCCATTGCCGTGTGAGGTTTCGGACTATGTTTTCAGCGACATGAATAACGACCAAAAGTCAAAGGTTCACGCGGTTGTGAATAGCCGTTTCAACGAGATCTGGTGGTTCTACCCAAGCGCATCTAGCACTGAATGCGACCGCTATGTCTCGTTTGATTATGCTGAAAACATCTGGACGACCGGAAGCATTGATCGCACTGCCGGCGTTGATCGCGGCGTGTTTCGTCAGCCTCTTTGGATCGCTGCTGATGGCGTGCTTTATGAGCAAGAAATCGGTTTCAATTACGGCGCTCAAGTTCCATTCGCAGAAACTGGTCCAATTGCCATTGGAGTTGGTGAGCAGGTTATGTCTGCACGCGGAATGATACCAGATGAAAAGACGCTTGGAGATGTGAGCGCAACATTCAAGACGCGTTTCCATCCGACAGATGTAGAGCGAGAGTACGGGCCATATAGCATGGCAAATCCAACGAGCCTTCGCTTTACTGGTCGTCAGGTTAGAATGCGCGTCACCGGAAATGCTTCCTCGGATTGGCGTGTTGGCATCATGCGCCTTGATGTTGTGCCGGGGGGCAAGAGATGAGCCGTCTGGTTCCGCCAGTATCAACCGATACGC